CATAGGTTCCGCGCCGGACAGCCGGAATATGTTGCAAGGCACGGCGGATGGCTGCAAGGCGGTTGGGGATGTATGAAAACCGGAGAACCTGAATGGTGCGAAAACTGTTTGACTAAGCCGCTTACCAGCCCGCCGCAAAGCTGGTGCTATGTGGAGGAGACAGACAATGACAAAACATAAAAGATGTTACGGCAGCGGCTGTTCAGAATGGAGGAGAATAAAATGATGAGTTGCGAAGACAACAGAAATAGCGTTAGTTGTGCGGCACCGGGCATTCAGGCGACTGGAATGCAGCTTTCAGGCATGATGACTCAGGGCGATAACATGGCACAAGAAATTCTGAACATGGCACAAAAGATAAATGTTCACATGTTTGGTGTAAGCATCACCGACAGAGATGAGGCAGAGCCCCCGACGTGCTTCCGAGACGTTCTTGCTAATCAGCTCAGGGCACTTAACGAAGCAACGTGCGAGCTTGCGGCAATAATGGATAAGCTGGGGGTATGAATAGATGCCTGAATTAAAACCCTGCCCGTTCTGCGGAGGAGAAGCGAGACTTCGACACAAAGCAGAAGAATCATTCGTGGAGTGCACCTCATGCTATGCACAAAGCAACTGCTACCCAATGTCGCACAGATATTCCAGCGACGCAGAAGCAACCGAGGCATGGAACAAGAGAGTAACACCATCTGACGGAGGAGCGGGAGCATAACGCGCCCGCCCTCCGAAAAGCCAAAGTAGATTGTAAGGTGCTGCCGCGGATCGGCAGCGCCTTAGAGCCCACTTTGAACGAACGACAAAAAAGAAGGAGGGCGTCAAGCCTCCTTCTCCAGAGCCAGCTTTATAAGGTTTTCGACATAGTTCGTGATCGTGCGGTTCTCAGCTTCGGCTGCGGCTTGAAGCTGCTCTTTGAGCTCGGGAGTGAGCCGAATTTCAAGGCGTTCTGTTTTAGCCATTATCTCACCTCATATCCCGTGATCTCGAACTGATCTTCGTCGACTTCTACATAAACCGGGAAGAGGCGCAAGCCGTCGGCATCGAAGAACTCGCCGTTCCAGTACCGGTCGCCGTACTGCTCGAACCACTCACCGAGTGCGTCCACATTGTCGGGGGTCGCATTTGCTTTGACGGCTTCAAGAAGCTCGGAGTAAGAATATCTATTCATTGAAATTTCCTTTCTGCCCGTGGCGGGCTACACATATTTCTGATGTGCCCTTTTTGTACGACAATGTACGTACAAAAATCAAGAGGCAGAATGCACAAAGTTCCACGGGGAATAACAGCACAATCACTATAAAACCGCACCGTTTTGAGGCGGAGGATATTGAAAAAGCAAACGCGCGCGCACGCGCGTTTGCGAGCTCGGTAAGAGCCTAAGTAATCCGCCATTCTTTAATAGAGAGAAGAGGAGCGCACCATGAAGGACGGATACTGGGTAGTCAGAACATACGAAGCCGGGCAGGTCGGCGAGAAGACGAAGTACTTCGTTCTCGGTGATCGCACCCGGCGCAACAGACGCAAGGAAGAATCCAGCATCAAGAAGCAGGAGCAGAATGAATACTCCACAAAGAAGCGCCTTGCCCGTCTTATTAATGCAAACTTTACACACGGAGATATCCTTCTTGGCATTGACTACTCCAATGCATCATACAAGAAGCTCGAACGCTCTGCCCGGAAAGCCGCCCCGGATTACGACAGTCTGCCCGAAGAGGATCAACTGCGCTGCATCCGTGAAGCTGCCGCCCAGGAGATGGAGAACTATCTCCGCAGGGTGAAGCGCGCCCTCGAAAAGGAAGGCCGCGCCGATGAGCTAAAGTACGTAGCGATTACATCCGACATGGACGGCGACACAAAGGAGACCGTGCGCGTTCATCATCACCTGATAGTCCCGGCCTCATGCGAGCACATCGTCCGCATGAAGTGGGGACGCGGCGGCACGTACTGCAAGCCCCTGAGCAAGCAGGAGGATTATATGCCGATAGCCGAGTACCTGATAGCTCAGGTGCGCGGGACGCTCAACGCAAAGAAGTTCGTATCGTCCCGCAATCTCATCCGCCCGCAGCCGAAAGACCGCGTAGCCGTGAGCGACGCCGAGATTAGAGTGCCCCGTAACTGCAAGCTTATCCAGCGCGCAGAGTATAAGCGCGGCGCACCTCAGTACATCCGTTACATCCTGCCGGAGAAGAAAGAAGCAGACATAAGCAGCAGCGACGGAGAGCCCGCCGCAGAAAGGAGCGAGACATGAAGAACAAAAGCAACATGGTTTAATCACCTTTGCGCAGATTGCTATAGGAAGCTAAACACGCTGTACCGCCTGCATGACGTGCCACTCGAACGCCAGCGCGGAGGCCGGGGCAAGTGCGGCCTGTGTGATTTCCGCGGAGAGCTGACAGAAATCGAGTACGACAGAGTGAAAGACAAGCGCTCGCCGGAAGAGCGGGCGCGGCTGCGCGCGGAGCTGAACGCCCCGCCGAAGACCCGCGAGGAGATCAGGCGGCAGGAAGAACCGGCACCGGCACCGAAGGACTACGGCTTCACGCGACAGACCTTCCTCGACCTCGCCGCGCTGGACAAGCTTTGACAGGAGGGCGGGGAGATGAGCAAACCCAGATACGATTGGTGGGGATACGTGAAAAAGACCCTTTACCGGTATCCGGACAACCAGCGTCCGGCGGAGCGGCGCGCGATCGAGAAAGCAATCCAGACGACGCGCGACAGCTGCGCGGATGCGGACGAACGGCTCGAACTGGTCAGGCTGATATACTGGTCGCGCATTCGCTACAACATCCCCGGCGCGGCGCTCGCGCTGCCTGGCATATCTGAGGCGACGGCAAAAAGATGGCACCGCGATTTTCTCAAAGCCGTTGCCGGAAATTTAGGGCTTGTGGACGGCAGAAAAAAATGAGCCACGAAAGCCAAAAGAACTTGATATCATATCCGCAGAAGGTCAGATAATCCTCTCTTCCTTCTCTCCTTTTCTGCGGCAAAGCGGAAAGACGCTTGACAGCCCGGACAGACGGGCATTTTCCACACCCGCAGGCGGTTTGCCGAGCGGGTAAATGAATCCGGAGAATCCGGAGACCATAAAAAAGGAGCGGGATCATGCAAAAGATGAACATCGTTTACAAGCGGCTCGATGAGCTGCGGCCATACGAGAACAACGCGAAGACCCACCCGGAATCGCAGCTGGCCAACATTGCCCACAGCATCGAGAATTACGGCTGGAAGCAGCCGGTAGTAATAGACCCCTACGGAGTCATCATCGTCGGACACGGGCGCGTACAGGCGGCACAGCGGTCAAACGTGCTGCGAGACCAGCTTGTGCCGTGCATTATAGCCGATAATCTGACCGAAGAAGAGATAGCACAGTTCAGAATCGTCGACAATAAGTCGGCGGAGTCCCCGTGGGACATGGACGCACTCGCAGCCGAGCTTGAAAAGGTCGACCTGTCGGGATTCGATTTTGATTTTGGGTTCGAGGACAAACTGAGCGCCGAGGTAGTCGAGGACAATTATGTGCCGGAGCTGCCGGAAAAGCCGAAAGCTCGAGCGGGCGACGTGTACCAGCTGGGGGGCACAGACTGATGTGCGGAGACAGCACGAAACGCGAGGATGTGGAAAAGCTGTGCGCCGGCGCCCAGATGGATTTACTCTTGACCGACCCGCCGTATAACGTGGACTACGAGGGCACAGCCGGGAAGATCAAGAACGACCACATGGCATCGGATAAGTTCCGCGAGTTCCTCACGGCGGCGTTCCGAAATGCGGCTACCGTTATGAAGCCCGGAGCGGGATTTTACATTTGGCATGCTGACTCGGAGGGATATAACTTCCGCGGGGCCTGCATGGATAGCAAATTCCAGATCCGTCAGTGCCTGATCTGGGTGAAAAATACGCACGTCATGGGGCGGCAGGACTTCCAGTGGAAACACGAGCCTTGCCTATACGGAGAGCGGGAGATCGAGGAAGATGAAATACCACTCGGCGATGAGACACAGCCGTGTTTGTACGGCTGGAAAGACGGCGCACGTCACTATTTCTTCAAAAACCGCAAACAATCCACAGTGCTTGAGTTCCCGAAGCCGATAAAGAGCAAGAATCACCCGACGATGAAGCCGGTGCGCCTGTTCGACTACCAGATGCAGTGCTCGACGCACATCGGGGACAGCGTCCTCGACCTGTTTGCCGGGAGCGGGACGACAATCATCGCGGCGGAGCAGAACGGGCGGCGTGCATACTGCATGGAGTTCGACCCGCACTACGTCGACGTGATAATCGACCGCTGGGAGAAATTCACCGGCGAGCGGGCGGTGCTGCTGAATGAATGAGTGGCAAGTGCTTGAACGGCACAAACATCTGCTTACAAAACAGCAGTACAGGACGATAAAAGGCCAGCTCCGAGCGGGCGATATCGCGGGAGCAATGCGAGGCTTGATAAAGCTGACAGAAGGAGGTGAGCCACGATCGCAGCCAGGAAGAAGCCCGGCACAAAAAAGAAACCGGCAGCCGGTGGAAAGCCCGGCACAAGAGGCAAATATGCGCAGTGGCGCACCGAGAGCGGGCTTGAGCTGCTCGCTGCCTGGGCGCGCGACGGCTGCACCGACGAAGACCTCGCAAAAAAAATAGGCGTCGCTCCATCGACCTTTTACGACTGGAAGCGCCGTTTTCCGGACATTGCCGAGGCAGTGTCCAAAGGAAAAGAAATTGTTGACATTAAAGTCGAGAACGCGCTGCTGAAGCGCGCTCTCGGCTACACGTATACGGAGGTCAAGAAAGAGGGCACCGTAAACGGCATAAAAAACGGCACAGCCAAGGTCACGGTGACAGAGAAAACCATGCCTCCGGATGTGGCTGGCATAATCTTTTGGCTGAAGAACCGCAAGCCGGAAGTGTGGCGCGAAATCATAACCGAGACACAGGAGCTGCTTGAGGACGACGGTTTCCTCGAAGCGCTGAATGAGAAGGCGGCGAGAATATGGCAAGACGAAGCGTAAGGAGCGCCGGTTTTAAGTTTCAACCGTTTTCCCACAAGCAGCAGCAGGTACTGACATGGTGGATGCCGTCGAGCGGGGTTTCCGACTATAAGGGCATCATCGCCGACGGCGCGATCAGGAGCGGGAAGACGGTGTCAATGGCGCTGTCCTACGTTATGTGGGCAATGTCGTCGTTCCATGAAGAGGCCTTCGGCATGTGCGGAAAGACGATCGGCAGCTTTCGAAGAAATGTTCTTAGGCCACTGCAGCGGATGCTGCGGACGCGGGGGTATAAATATACCTATCACCGCGGGGACAATTACATCGAGATACGCCGCGGCGCGGTGATAAATTACTTCTACATCTTCGGCGGCAAGGATGAGGGCAGCCAGGACTTGGTTCAGGGCATAACGCTCGCGGGCGTGCTGTTCGATGAAGTAGCGCTGATGCCTGAGAGTTTCGTCAATCAGGCGACGGCGCGATGCTCGGTCGAAGGCGCAAAGTTCTGGTTTAATTGCAATCCAGGCAGCCCCGAACACTGGTTCAAGAAAGAATGGATTGACAAGCTCGGTGAGGAGAGCGGGAAGCATCTGATCTATCTCCATTTCACGATGGATGACAACCTCTCTCTGAGCGAGGAGACAAAAGCCCGATACCGGGGGATGTACAGCGGCGTGTTCTATCAGCGCTTCATCCTCGGCGAGTGGTGCGTGGCCGAGGGGCTTGTCTACACGGAGTTCACAGAAGCGAACATCAAGACCGAGCACGCGGCGAATCCCCAGCGCTGGTTCATCTCGATAGACTATGGCACATTCAACGCCTTTTCGGCAGGGCTATGGTCATGGGACGGAAAGAAAGCGCAGCGGGAGCGGGAGTTTTACTATTCTGGCCGCGAGGAGCGGGAGCAGCTGACAGACGACGAATACTACACCAAGCTTGAAGAGCTGGCGGGCGACCTGACGATCAGCTGCGTAGTAATAGACCCGTCGGCGGCGTCATTTATAACGCTGATCCGGAAAAAGAAACGATTCCAGACCAAGAAGGCAAAAAACGACGTACTTGACGGCATCCGCTTCACGGCGGCGTGCCTGAAGGCGGGGCTGATAACCGTTCACGAGAGCTGCGAGAGCTGCCTGCGGGAGTTCAAGCTGTACCGCTGGAACGAGAAAGCCACGACCGACGCGGTCATCAAAGAGAATGACCACGCGATGGACGACACCCGGTATTTCGCATACACGATTCTGCGCCCATTGCTGCGCAGTGCGTATAAAGACGGTAAAGACAAAACCATTTCGACGATATTTGGAGGGCAATATCTATGAGTTTCCTGACCTATCAGGACTTCGAGACTGTGAAGCCGGAAGAGCTCGCAGACTTCGTAAAGCGTGCAATCGCGGAACATAAGGCCAGCGTAGAGTACGAAATCGCCTTGACGGCGGATCAATACGACAAAAAGCGGAACACGACGATCTGCAACTACGTCCAGACCATGATGGATGTGACCGGCGTTCGTATCGTGGATATCACGGCGGCAAACAATAAAATCTGCTCCAACTTTTTCCACAGGCTGAACACGCAGCGGAATATGTACTCTCTGGGCAACGGCCTAACGTTCGAGAAAGAGGAGACAAAAAAGAAACTCGGCAGGAATGCCGATGTGAAGATCAAGCAGGCTGCGTATAAGGCGCTGATCCACGGCCGGAGCTTCATCTTCTGGAACGGCAGCCAGATGTATGTGTTCCCGGTCACCGAGTTAAAGCCGCTGCCGGACGAGGACACCGGCGCAGTGAGAGCGGGAATCCGTTTTTGGCAGCTCGCTGCTGATAAGCCGCTGATCGCCGTGCTCTACACGGAGCGCGGCTACAAGAAGTTCATATACCGGAAGGACAGGCAGCCCGAAGCAATACCGCCTGAGCGGGATAGATACACGGCCTACAAGATCACGATACGTAAGGTCGAGGCCACGGGAGAGGTCGAGGTGGCCGGGGAAGAGAACTGGAACGGCGTCCTGCCGATAATCCCGCTTTACGGCTCGGAACTCAAGCAGAGCACCCTTGTCGGTATGCGCGAGCAGATAGATTCCTTTGACCTCATCCGTTCCGGATTCGCGAACAATCTTCAGGACTGCGCGGAAATATACTGGATCGTCAAGAGAGCGGGAGGCATGGACGATGCGTCACTTGCTGAGTTCCGCACCCGCTTGAAGACGCAGCACATTGCGTCGGTAAATTCCGAATATGACGACGGCGAGAATGATGCTGCCGAGCCGTACACCCAGCAGATACCGTATGAAGCCCGGAAAGAATACCTGCAGGAGATCAGAGCGGGAATCTATGAGGACTTCGGCGGGCTGGATGTGCATACCATCGCCGCCGGCGCCACGAATGACCACATTGACGCCGCCTATCAGCCCATGGACGAGGAGGCGGACGATTTTGAGTTCCAGATCATTGAGTGTATCGTGGCGCTGCTTGCGCTTCAGGGCGTATCGGAAGAGGACGCGACGCCGAGCTTCAAACGTAACCGAGTCAGCAACCAGAAAGAGCAAACGGATATGGTCATGGAGGCACTGGGCCTGGTGGGAGAAGAGCTGGCGTTAAAGAAGCTGCCGTGGCTTTCGGCAGATGAAGTCGCGGCACGGATTGACGCTATGGAGAACAACAACATCACCCGCTATGGCAACGATTTTGGCACCGGCAACAACAAAAATCCCCCGGCCAATAACGCCGGAGGCGAGGAGTAAAACATGGAGCGGGATGAAGGCCGCGTTCTGACGGACGAGATACTGCTTGAAATTGAGAAAGAGATTCGCCGCACGTTTGCGGCTGCGAGCGTGGAGCTCATGCAAACGATAGACGAGCATTTTGCCAAGCTGGCCGACAAGGATCGCGAGATGCAGCTGCTGTTAGAGGCGGGAAAGATCACGGCGGAGCAGTACAAACAGTGGAGACTTGCGTATATCGGCCGGGGGAAGCGCTTCGAAGAGCTGCGCGATAAGCTGGCGGAACGTGTCACACGCGCGAATGAAGCCGCCGTGGCTTACGTCAACGACAGGACGCCCACGATATACACGATCAACCGCAACTATGCGGCGTACAGGGTAGAAAAAGCCACGAGGTATAAATACAAAAGCTTCACGCTGCTTGACGAGGACACAATCCGCCGCCTGATAATGGAGCACCCGGATTTGATGCCGTACTACCCAGCAAAACGGGCGCTTGCACGCGGGATAGATTTGGAGTATGGGCGTAAACAGATCACGGCAGCTGTCACGAGCGGGATCATACAGGGGAAGAGCACTCGCAAGATTGCAAAGGACTTGCGCGACCGACTCGTCAACATGAATGTCGAGAGCGCGATACGCACAGCCCGCACCGCCGTCACGGCGGCGGAAAACGGAGGCCGGGCAGACACGTTCAAACGCGCGGCAGACATGGGGATAAAGGTCACGCAGCGATGGCTTGCGACGCTGGATTCCCGAACACGTCCGGCGCACCGCCATGCAGACGGACAAATAAGGGCCGTCGGCGAGCCGTTCGAGGTCGGCGGCGAGAAGCTTATGTTCCCTGGCGACCATTCACTCGGCGCGAGCGGGTGGAATATCTACAATTGCCGCTGCGGCCTCATAACTGAGACGGACAAACAGTTCGAACGGGAGCCCACCATGCGCAGAGCCCGGAACCCGGAAACAGGCAAATGGGAGGTCATCCCGGATATGCCTTACGATGAGTGGGAAGTGTGGAGCGGGAAGCGGGACGGCAACGATGTGCTTCCGGAGTATCTCGCTTATGCAAGCCCTGAAGCAGGCAGAATCGCATACGGAGACGGGTACGACCGCGGGCAGCATAAGGCGGAGATAAAAGTAGCTCAATGGCTGAACAACAATTTCGGCGGCAACATTGAGCTGCTGAGGGAACTGGACACAGACAAAAAGAAAACACCGGATTACCTGTGGGACGGAAAACAATGGGAATTAAAGACTGTATCCAGCACCAAAGCCATAGACAGCGCTCTCCGCAGCGCACTGAAGCAGATAGCAGAAAAGCCCGGAGGAGTTATCTTGGACTGCTCGGAGGTGGAGGCCCGCGCCGATGAGCTGCAGGAAGCTATCGAATATCGAATGCAGCGAAGCGGCCAGTTCTCGGCGGATGTAATCGTATTCCGCAATGGGAAAGCAACAAATGTTTTTAGATATAAAAAATAAGGTCCACCTCCACCAATAAGGGGCGGGGGCGAACCTTGGCGCAGAACCTTTCGGGACTGCATGTATATTATATACCACCTACGGCGAAAAAGTCAACGACAAAAGAGGCAAATGATTATGAGCAATTTTTCTTGTGGCTGGGAATTTAATATAAGCGATATGCGAGAGCAGGTCAAAGCGGCTACGAAAGAGCAACTACTGAGAGGACTATATCGCATTGGAATGAAAATGCAGGAGTATGCGGCGAAACTTTGCCCTGTTGACACCGGGGTACTGAGAGACTCAATCACATTTCAGGTCGACCCGGATGAACCGTCTGTAACGCTGGGGACGGACAATGAGTACGCATTATACGTTGAGTTAGGTACGGGACAATATTCGGAGATCGGCGGAACGCCATTGAAGCGCTGGGCATATAAAGACCCGTTAACTGGAGAGTGGAGAATTGGCGTTCCACAGAAACCGCGGCACTTCATAAAACCGGCAGTTGCGGATCACATTGAGACCTTCAAAGCCATTCTGGAGGACGCGCTTTCCCACGATTAAAAAATGAGCCACAAAAGCCAAATGAATATTTTAGAATAAGCTCACAACGAAAGTTGTGGGCTTATTTTTTATGCCCACTCCTGCGGCGAGGAACTGCCGCCGAAGAACCGAAAAAGGAGAATAAACATGGCACTCACAAGAAAAGGCCTCAAAGCAATGGGGCTGACGGATGAGCAGGTCGACAGTGTGATCGAGCTCCACACCGAGACCATCAACGGACTCACCACTCAGCGCGACGAATATAAAGTCGCAGCTGATAAGCTTCCGGGCGTTCAGAAGGAATTGGACGAGCTGAAAGCGGCCGATGGCGGTTACAAGAAAAAGTACGAGGAAGAACACTCGGCCTTTGAGACTTACAAGTCTGCACAGACCGCCAAGGAAACCAAAGCCGCAAAAACCACGGCAGTGCGCAAGTATTTCGAGAGCAAGGGCATCACCGGCAAGGGTCTTGAAATAGCGATGCGCGGAGCGGGAGCGGAGATCGATGCAGCCGAGCTTGACGGTGAAAAGCTCAAGGACACCGCTGCACTCGACGCCCTCGTCACCGGCGATTTTGCGGGGCTGGTAGGCAAATTTATCAACAAGGGGGCAGGTGTGGAAACACCCCCCGGTGGCGGAGAAGAGAAAGACTTCTCAAAAATGACCGACGCTGAATATTTCGCATATCAGCGCGGACTCAAGAAAGGATGATCAGAAATGGCAAATACCTTTATCACCATGCAGAACATCGCCCGTCAGACGCTCATGCGCCTGCACGAAAACCTTGTCCTGCCGAACCTCTGTTACAGAGACTATTCCAGCGACTTTTCCGACCTTGGCGACACCATTCAGGTTAAGAAGCCGGTGGTTCTCGAGGCGAAGAGTTTCAAGGACGGAGACACTGTCCAGCGTCAGGACATGAAGGAGAGCTCCGTCGCAGTGAAGCTCGACAAGATCGCAACCGTTGACGTGAAGTGGGGCGCAATCGAGGGCGCGACCAACCTCACCGAGGCGAAGCTTCAGACCGACTTTATCGAGCCTGCGGCCGTAGCCCTGGCCGAGAAGATCAACCGCGACGGCCTTGCGCTGTACTCGCAGATTCCGGGCGTTCTCGGCACTGCGGGCACCACGCCGAACGATCTTGCGGCGCTGTCTGCGATTCGCAAGTATCTCAACAAGAACAAGGCACCGCTCACCAACCGCCGCGCAGTATGGGACGTTGAGGCAGATGCAAAGCTGTCCGAAATCCCGAACCTGACTCGCGTCTCCGAGGCTGGCACCCCGCAGACCCTGCGCGAGGGCGAAATCGGCCGCCTGTTCGGCCTTGATAACTACATGTCGCAGGGCGTGATTGAGCACGCAGTCGGCGCGACCGGCACAGTGCTTATTGATGGCAAGGCCAATGCAGGTGCTACCAGCATTCATGTTGACGGCCTCACGACTGCGTTCAAGGTCGGCGACCGCTTCACCATCGCGGGTGACACCACCAGCTACGTTGTCACCGGAGCGGGCACGCTCGAAACCACTGATCAGGACATCGAGATTGCTCCGGCACTCCAGAAGGCCGCGGCTGACAACGCTGCCGTCACTGTCGGCGGAGCTTACACCGCGAATATCGCATTCCACCAGAACGCGATCGCTTTCGTCACCCGCCCGCTGATGCTCCCCAAGGGCGTAGAAGCCTATGTCGCGAGCGACGAGTACAACGGTGTTTCCGTCCGCGTGTACCGCGGCTTCAATACCGAGACCAAGCAGGAAGTAATGTCCATGGACGTGCTGTACGGTTATAAGCTCATTTACCCCGAGCTTGCTTGCGTATACATGGGCTGATAAACAAAGGAGGACGGCAGCATGAATGAAACGCTTGACGAAGTATGCGGATTTCTCCGCAACTGGTTCACCGTGCCGGGCGGTGTGCACGTCGACACATACACCGTCGTTGACGGGGCGCTCACGCTGCCGTTCCTCCAGAACGGACAGTATTACCGGATAATCGGGAGCGTGTTTAACGACGGCGTTCACCGGTACGGCACCGCAGATGACAAATTAGCCCCTGAGAGCTTCCACGGGGCCGTCTGGGCGCTTGCAGTTCCACCGGCGGTCATAGCCATTGCCAAAGAGATCGAGGAATGGAGCGCCCAGAACGCGGCGACAGTGGCGAGCCCGTACCAGTCGGAGAGCTTCGGCGGTTACAGCTACAGCAAAGCGGCGCCGAGCGGGAGCGGAGTGCAGAAGACTCTGACATGGAGGAACGTGTTCGCGGCCAAGCTTGCGAGATGGAGGAAGTTATGAGTCTATACGAAAGCTTTTATGAGCCTTGCACGATCATGAACAAGGTCAAGGAACGCGACCCGGAGGGCGGCATCGTCAACACATGGACGGAGGGCATCGAGATACAGGTTGCGTTTCAAGATATGTCACCGGTCGAGCAAATGGCGGCGCAGCAGGCCACGGTGCAGTATACCGACACCGTGATAACCCCGAAGGGCACGTCGCTCGATGAACAGGATGTGTTCAAGCATGGCGACAGCTACTTCATCGTCGTAGGCATTCCGAGCGCCGCGCCGCGAGTGGCGTCGTTCGATTTCGAGCGCTACAACGTCAGAAAGCTGGTGACGCTTCCGTGACGAAGGCAGCAGCGCTGTATACGTTCTTCTCGGGCTTCGGCCTCCCGGCGTACCCAGCCGCAGCCGAAGCAGACACGGCTTTTCCGTATCTGGTGTACGAACCGAACATTGGCTCAATCGATGACGGTTCCGTGCCCATCGTGGTCAACCTCTGGTACTACGGCAAAAGCGAGTTAAACATAAATGCTAAAGTGCAGGAGATATCAACAGCGATCGGCGGAGGAGTGTATCTTCCGTGCGATGGCGGAGCGGTGCTGATTCAGCGCGGCTCGCCATTCTCACAGGCACAGACCGACCAAGCCGACGACAACATCAAAGGCCGCTATCTGCAGATAACGGCCGATTACCTTACACAGGACTGAGGTGCAGAAATGAAATTTACCAAGATACCGACAAATACATTTAAGGAACTTGCCTTGAATGCGGGGGTTATTCTCAGCGAGTTCAACCCGGCGGCGCCCTCCACCGCCCCTGATGATAGTAAAATTCTCGGCGCGACAAATGGCGGCAGCAACTTTTCGGCGGTACCGTCGATAATCGATAACGGCGACGGAATCGATAATTGCCCGCGCAACACAAAAGAACTGGCGCAGTGCGACGGCTGGACCGTCAAGCTGTCCACTACTTTCGTGACGATGAATAATAATCTCGGGAAGAAGCTGATCGCAGCGGCGGACATCGACGGCACCGACACCACTAAGATTACGCCGCGCGTCGACCTCAAGGATACCGACTTCGGCGACATCTGGTATGTCGGTGACTATTCCGACAAGAACGGCGCGACGAAGGGTGGGTTCATCGCCATCAAGATAATCAACGCCCTGTCGACAGGCGGCTTCACGCTGCAGTCGGCGAACAAGGGGAAGACCCAGTTCAGCGCGGAGTTCACGGGATTTACCAGCATAGAAGATCAGGAAACGGTTCCGTTTGAACTGTACATATCCGCTGGCGCAGCAGAAACGGGCGGTTGATATGAGGAAGCTTTCAGAAATTAAAGGCAAGGGCGCGATAAGCGCCTTTGCCACTATCATCGACCCGATATGCAATATCGCCGAGGACGCGGAAACGCGGGAACTGTACAAGAAGGAGCACTGCCCCGAAGGCCGCGACGAGAAGTCCTATATGCTCCAGCAGCTTTTCAAAATCCTCAGCAAGCATGAGGATGATTTTGCGGCCATCATGGCCGTCTGCTACGAGACCACGCCTGAAGAATACAAAGCAACCCTGAGCTATGCTCAGGCGCTGAGTGACTGGGCAGACCTTATTTCAGATCCGGTGTGGAAAGCTTTTTTTATTCAGGCGCGGAGTGCAGAAATACGTTCTGGCTCTGCGCAGGAGAATATAAAGGCCCATCAGACCTGAAGCTTATAAGCCGATACGCACAGGCCAGATACAAGAAGCATAGCGATGATGAAATATACCGGCATTACATTGCTGACGCCCTGTATGCGCTGGACCGAGGGAACAATATGCACTTGTCCAAGCGGTACAGCGAGACGATAGCGCCGGGGCCTGCGGAAACGGACATTGACCCGCAAGAGATTGTCAAACGCGTGTGGGCAAAAATACGCGGAGAGGAGTAACCCGTGAACGTATTTGAATTATTTGCAAAACTGAGTGTCAACACGGGAAACTTCGATAGTGACCTCGACAAAGCGGCGAAATCCGTTGACAACTTTGGCGACGCGACAAAGGACATGAAAAGCGATTCCGAGAAAGCGGATGCGGCAGTCGACAAGATGGCTGACGCAGTTAGCGATGCCGGTACTGAAGCAAAGCAGGCAGACTCGGCAATGGGGCAAGCAGCAGACGGCATTAAGGACGTCGGAGACGAAAGCGGTGACGCTGCGGGCGGGCTGGACGATCTCGCGGGAAAGTTCACCGAAGCAGCAGCAAAAGGTAGCCTGATAGCGTCAGCTATTGAAGGAGTATGGAATACTGTAAAGGGCGCGGCGGAAGCAATCTGGAACCTCGATGAATCGACAGAGGATTTCCGCGTTGCTATGGGCAAACTCAACACGGCGTTCCAGACAGTAGGTTATTCCAGCGCGGTGGCCAAAGGAACATTTACCGAGTTTTATAAAATCCTTGGTGATGTCGATACGGCCACAGAAGCCTCGCAGCTGCTTGCAAGGCTGTCCACGAATCAGCAGGAACTGAGCCGGTGGACGACAATTGCGGCGGGTGTCAACGGCACCTTCGGCGACTCTCTCCCTATAGAGGGGCTTATTGAAGCTTCCAACGAGACGGCGAAGGTCGGCCAGGTCACGGGTGTCCTTGCCGATGCCCTTAACTGGGTCGGCATTTCAGAAGACGATTTCAACATTAAGCTTTCACAGTGCGCAGATACGCAGGAGCGCACAGCACTGATTACCGACACACTGGCCGGGAAGTACAACGATGCTGCGTCGGCGATGTATGAAAATAATGCGGCGGTCATTGCGGCGCGAGAGAGCCAGCTCAGGCTGCAGAGCGCGCAGGCAAAAGTCGGCGAGCAGACCTCACGGCTGAAGACGGCGCTCAGTACTATCTTAGCGCCCGCGATGCAGGACATACTCGGGCTCACAGAAAAACTCGTAGCAGGAGCTGCAAACCTTACCGAGAAGTGGGCACGGGTCGTCGACAAGATGGAGCATCCGATTGATACGGATGACATCGAAGAAGCCCGGAAGCAGCTTGAAGCCATGAAGCGCTCCTATGACGCTATCCTGAACTCCAGCATGGATGAAGTGTCCAAGGGCGAGGCGCTGGGGCTGAAAGGCGCTGAAATCGAGCGGGCGACGGCGCAGCTTGAGGAAATGGAAGCCAAACAGGCGGACGTAGCGAATGCGGCGAACGCTGCGGCTGACGGCCTTAATAAAATGACGGTCAGCGCAAACGGTTTTTCTGTGGAGCTCACCGGCGTGAATATGACGGTCGAAGAAGCGACAGAGCTTCTCAGCACCTACACAAGCGCGGCGACGAATATGTTCTCACAGATCAACACCGAGAGCGAGCTGTCGTACGCACAGGCGCTTGAGAATATGCAACACAATATCGACGCCACGAACCAGTTTTCGGAAAACATGGCGCAGCTTGTCGGCGTGCTGCCGCAGGAGCTGGCCGATATGCTCTTTGCAGGTGGCCCCGAGATGTATGCAGGTGTCGTTTCTATGCTGGCCGAAGCGAACGCAGGCAGTGAAGAAGGGCTTGCGGAGCTTATCAGGCTTTGGACAGAAGGCGGCGAAGCAGCGAAAAACGCATTCCGCACAGCTATCGGCAGTCCGGCGGATGCGGAAAACCCAGCGACGCAGATCGCCCAAGCAATGAATGACGACACCAGCGCGGAAGAAGCCGGCACCGACGTCGCATCGCGCACCGCGGAAGCGGTAAAAACTGCGGTGTACTCTGGCGAGTTTCAGAGCGCAGGAGAGTCGGCCATGCAGCAGTTCATCAATGGCATGTGGTTCAAAAGCAGCGACGTTTACGCTGTTGCTGAGAGCATTGCCAGCACAGCTGCGGCAAGGATAAACAACGCCTTGTCGAGCATTGGCGCTTCCACAGGCGGCGGCAGAGGCCACGCAGGCGGCCTGGATTACGTACCCTATAACGGATATCCCGCAGTGCTTCACCGCGGCGAGGCTGTGCTCACGTCGCGCGAGGCGGATAATTGGCGCAAGGGTGGAGCGGGAAACGCTGCCGCCATGCAGCCGATTGCTCTCAACCTCGAATTGAAGACCGAGCTTGACGGCGCGACCGTGGCCAAGAAGACTTACAAATACATACTCAAAGAGGCGGTCTACCACGGAGACCAACTGATCAAGGCTTAAGGAGGAGCGGGCTATGAACAAGGAAATCAAAGTGAACAACATAGACTGCTCCTCGATTTTTACCCGTTACGGGTATTCTGTGACTTACAAGAAGATCATGGGCGACGCCAGCGGCGATATGCTCGACGGGAGCACCACCGAGGACGTCATAGCGATTAGACCGGTAGTGACGTTCGGTTTCATGCCGGTCGACGAAGATAAGCTGTCTGCGTTCATCGCGAGCCTTTATAAGAATGACTACGCGCAGCTGTATTACTTCGACCTCCGCGAGCGGGCTTATAAAACCATCGAGACGATATACAGCGATATACAGGCCGGTCACAGGCTGACGGGCACCGATGGGAAAGACTACTGGTTCGCAAGCACCATAACGTTTGAGGGGAGAAGCCCATTATGAGAGCTATCCCGAACAAAGTAGTGATCGGCGATGAGGATGCGCCGATCCTGACCTTTTATAACGACAGCATTAAAAACGTGACCGAAGAGACGGCAGTCTCACTGATCGGCGATGAGCTGTTTATAGATCAGTTCGTTCCAGTCGTCAGCTACAACCTGCTGATCCAGTACATCCTCACCCCAGCAGATCAGGAAAATTACAACGGGCTTATATCTGCGGACGGCTACGTCCTCTGCAGTCGATATAATTACGACATTCGAAACATCCCCTACGGGACGCCGGTCAGGTTCTACGTTGACGGTAAGATCAACGGATTGTTCTACTGTAACACAGTCGACCGGCAGGGGAAGAACCTGTTCAAGATCAACTGTATGTCCGCTGTTGGCCTGATGAACCGGCAGCGCAGCAAGGGCGGCATCTATACCGGACAGCGCTTCGACGCGGTAGCGGCGGAGATCATGGGTAACGAATACACCTACGATATCGAGCCGGATGTCGCGGAGCTTCAGGTGTTCGGCTGGCTGCCGTACTCCACTCGCCGCAGGAATCTGCATCAGCTGCTTGTCGCCTACGGAGTGACGATCACACGGTCGGACACGGGCGGGATGCTGTTCACGTTCCTCAAGGCCATAGACTCACAGAAGATACCGAGCAGCCGCGTATTCAACGGCGGCAGCGTTGTCTACGGCGAACCCGCTTCAAGGGTCGAGGTGCTTGAACACGGATACCACTATCTTTCAACGACGGAATACGAAGTGTTGTACGACACGCAGGCCGAGACTGTAGAGAACGTGCTCGTGACATTTGACAAGCCCATATATGCACCGTCGTTGATGGTAGAGGAGGGCGGCGACCTCACGATCAGTTCATCCGGAACCAACTTTGCTGTGATATCTGGCACGGGAATCCTAAAGGGCAAGCCTTATGTACACACAGTAAAGCGGCTGACCGCTGACAATGGAGATGCCCTGACCGAGAAGATCGTCACCGTCGAGGAAGCGACACTGGTAACGGTGGCTAATTCTGAGAGCGTGCTTGCGAGACTGTCAGCCTACTACTTCCACGCGACGACTGTTCAGAATTCGATAATCGTCGACGGCGAAACGACCGGCAAGAGATACAGCTTCGAGAATGCTTTCCACGAGCCGACGAACGCTTTTCTCGCTAAGAAGTCCACCATGGTTTCAAGCTTTTTGAGGGCTGAATGTGAATGGATTCAGGACTACATGCCGGTAGCTGAGGGCACAGCTTTCAACAAGCGGGCTATCCTCGAACTGACGGATACAGAACAGCGCTGGGACATCCCGGACAGCGTCTACGAGAAAGACGTCCCGCAGATCCGCTGCGTTCTGATCGGCCGTGGGTCGGACGGCGCGAGCGGCGAAGATGGTGAGACAGGCGGCTACGGTAATGACAGCGAGGGCGGTCCCGGTGGCGCTGGAGGCAAAGGCGGCAAAGGCGGCGCAGGCGGTAAGGTGTACTCTGCAACTATCGACTGTAAAAATCTCGCGTTCATTCGGTATAAAAACATCGACGGGAACACCGTACTCTACGCCGCCGATGATATGTATTCATCGGCAAATGGCAACGCTTCAAGGTCTGGTTTCGTTGAAGTATTTTCCGGGGCGGTCTACGCACTGCCCGGCAACGACGGCGTTGATGGCGCAGACGGCGGTAAAGGCGGCTGTAACCCGGCTGTGGGTGCTTCGCCGCAAAAAGCCACCAATGGCAGTGACCTTGAATATGACGGCACTACATACAAGGGCGGAAAGGGCGGAAAGATGCAGGCTGTTAGAGCGCGTAGCTATTCAAGCGTATATCATGAAAACATGACATGGCGTTTCGGCGGCAACGGCGGCGGCGGAGCTGCTGCCGGGGCGAATGGCCACGATGCAACAGACCTTACAGGCGGAAACGAGGACTTTGAATGGCCTACAGGTGGCGCGGGTGCGGACGCCACAGAGACGCAGCCAACTGTCGAGCTTTATGGCTCTGGCGGCAACGGCGGTTCCGGTGGCGGAGGCGGTGGCGGAGCGTCAAATCATTACTGGTGGAATGACGTTTATACGGTGTTAATCTCCACATGGTCACACGAAGAATCCAACATCCCCGGCAACGGCGGCAAAGGCAGCGCCGGAACCGCCGGTTATAAAGGATGCCTCATAATTTACTATTAAGGCGGTGGAAACATGGCGACAAACACAGTGGCATATTTCGCACTATCTCAGCTGCCACAGGAAATAGACGACACCTTGACAGGCGCAGTCAGATTCAACACTGAACAGGGTCTGTCTGAATCTCAGAAAGCTCAGGCACGCGAAAACATCGGTGCTGTGCCGTTTGGCAGCATTCTTAAAATATTAGGTCATTTTGATACAGTTGCCGCGTTGCAGGCATCCGCACCGCAGAATGTCGGCGACGCTTACAGCGTGGGCGCGATTACACCCTATAACCTGTACATATTCGACGGCCTACGTAATGAATGGGTAAACTACGGCCAAATCCGCGCAGCGGATATCTCCGCGCAATATGTCGAGAATCAGGTGATAGCCGTATCGGCGTGGACGCAGGATACCTCATCCCTCGCGGGATACAGCTATAAAGCACAGATCACGGTCAGCGGCGCGACGGGAGACGATTTCCCGATAGTGGCATTCAACCAGGGCGACGCAGTGAGCGGCAATTTCGCGCCGCTGTCGTTCTCATTTGACGGCTATCTTGAGATATGGGCTAAAGAAAAGCCGACGGCGGCGGTGACGATTCCCATTGCAACGATCATAGTCAATGGCGGTAACGGACGCGGTATCACCAATGCAACCGGTGGCATAACCGCGGGGAGCATTGGTGCTGATAGCCTTGCAAACGGCTCTGTGACGGCACCTAAGATTGCAGACGGCGCAGTGTCACAGACTTTTACCGCAACGATAACCGCCGCAGGATGGACGGGCGACGCGACACCATACACAAACGATGTCACTGTAACCGGCCTGACCGCCGATGACAATCCTTTCGTTGACATGATCGCATCAAGCGCTTTCGAGACCGCAGAAACTGAAATTGAAGCATTTGCGAACATTTATCGAATGGTCACGGCTGAAAATAAACTCACGGTCTATGCGGCAGAAAAGCCGACTGTTGATATCGCCATTCAAATTAAGGTGGTGAGAAAGTAGTGGGTGAAGCTTTTATAACGCGCAGGGGCGGCAGCAGCGCCAAAGTCTACGCCGTCATCGGAGTCACATACCCCACCGGTTCAACCTGCACTTGCACTGATGGCGTGAAGACGCTGACGGCAAAAGACACCACCGGCAAGGCGCTGTTCGTTATCCCCTCCGCCGGGACGTGGACGGTCACGGCGGTCAGCGGCAGCAAACGGTATCAATCACCGCCGAGGGGCAGGTCGAGACTGTAACGCTGATGTTTAAGCTGTATTTGTTTACGAGCGGGGAAGGCGTAGTTGATGACTGGACACCTTTATATGGTGGGTATACGAACGCGGCTGTCACAAGTGAAAAAATGACATTAAATGGTGGTGAGGATTTCTATTATTCCTCTACCGCAGCCGTTACTTCTAATAACGCAATTGATTTAAGCGGATATAGTAAGCTTGTCGTTGACGTGCAAACGAATAAAGCCGCAACCGATAACGTATACGCTTGGGTCGGTGTCTCGGCAACGAAGTTCACAAGGGGCTCGGAGACTAGCACCATCAGTATCAGCAATAGCGCGGCTTATACCAAAATCAGCACAACAACTCGGTACGAGATCGAAGTTGATATAGCGAATATAAATACAGGCTATGTTTTTGTGGCATCCAATGGTACAAACATCGATACAACTGCATATAATATTTGGCTTGAATAAGGAGAATATGACATATGACAATCTACATAGACAACGATTATAAATGCTATGTCTCCGCAGCTGACGGCCGCAGGGCAATTGAAACGGACGCCTTTAACGGCAAGTGTGCAGAGTGGATAGAGAGTTTCCGCCTTGTCCCGGCGGGCGAGACGTGGGTAAAGCCCAACGGCGAGATGTTCCGCGGGGAGATGGTTTCCCCATGGAAGGACTTGGGCGAGGCTTATGCGGCGCAGGCGGCGTATGTAACTGCGCAGAATGCGCAGTATGAAGCGGCATTGACCGCCATCGAAAACGCGTTGGAGGTAACGACATGACCATTGAAGAGAGAGCAGAACGGTGTTTGACCCGTATCGCCGAGATCAAGCAGGGTGGTAGCTCTGCTGAAGTTGAGGACATGCGCGCCGCTCTCGCAGCATTGGGCGTGACCGATGAAGATGAAGAGGAGGGCAGCACATGAGCTATCTCAGTAATGCACAGAAGCTCCGCGCGGCTATTAACGGCGCGGGAGCGATGCTGACGGATGAACAGGCGCTGACTGTTCCTATCATTTTTCCTGCGTGGTGCGGCGATGGCATAAGTTATGCCGCAGGCGACAGAGTAACGTACGGCGGCGTACTTTATAAATGTCTGCAAGCTCACACATCGCAGAGCACATGGACACCCACGGATGCACCGTCGCTTTGGGCTAAGGTACTGATACCCACGCCGGGAGTGATACCCGATTGGGAGCAGCCGAGCAGCACTAACCCCTACGCCAAGGGCGACAAGGTCAAGCACAACGGAAAGATATGGATAAGCACGATAGACAACAACGTATGGGAACCCGGCGTATATGGATGGACGGAGGTGACGAGTGATGCCTGACGACGATAAGACCGACAGCGGTTTGCTGACGGAAGATGCCCAGGAGAGTGTAGACCCGACAGGGTGGCTGCTCTCAAGATTTACGACAGTGACATGAGGAGGAACACCATGGGAATCATTGAGAACGCCGTGACCCGTGCGCTTGAGATAGCGGCGGACGACAGCCACGGCTACGATCAGGCCAACCGCTGGGGGCCTGACTACGACTGCAGCAGCCTCGTGATAGATTGCTTTAAGCGAGCGGGACTGCCCCTCAGCTGCACTTACACGGGCAACATGCGCGGGGACATGCTGAGGCATGGCTTCGAGGATGTGACCGGCAGCGTCGATCTCACGACCGGCGCGGGACTTGAGCGCGGGGATGTGCTCTTGAATCACGTCCACCACACTGCCCTGTATATAGGCGGCGGGCAGCTCGTACAGGCGAGCATCAACGAGTACGGCGGCACGACCGGAGGCCGGACCGGCGACCAGACCGGGCGCGAGATATACACGCGCGGGTACTATAACTACCCTTGGGACTGCGTGCTGCGCTACACCGGGGCAGAACCGGACACGGTGCCGGCCACAAAGAAGCCGACACGCTATGTCACCGTCGAGCTGCCCATGCTGGAGGACGGACAGACGGGCGTAGTCGTCGCCATGCTTCAGGCAGCGCTGAAGTATCTCGGGTATGATCCCAGATGGATCGACGGTGAGTTCGGAATCAGGACGCGCAACATGCTCATGGCCTATCAGGCAGAACACGGCCTTGAAGCTGACGGCATCTGCGGCGCGGCCACGTACAAGAGCATAGTGGGAGGTGAGCGGGAATGAAGAAGATACAGATATGAACCAGCGGGAAAAGTAACTATACGCGCGAAGAATCTTAACTTTAATCAAAACAAAGGAGAAACAAAAATGAATGCACCTGACAAAGCCTTGCAGTTCAAGGCATGGATCGTCGCAGCTATCGCCTTCCTCACGGCGCTGTGGGGCTGGGTAGGCTGGGCGGTAATCATCTGGATCGCCTGTATAGTCCTCGACTATGCTACGGGAACATGGGCCGCGAAGAGCGCCGGAGACTGGTCATCCGCCGTAGCGAGAGCGGGACTGTGGCACAAGCTGGGCGAGATCGTCGCCGTTCTTGTGGCGGCGCTCTGCGACATAGCCATCAGCGTAATAATCAATGGAGCCGGCATAGACATCGGCATAACGTTCGGAACGCTTATCACACCGGTCGTGCTGCTCTGGTACATAATCACAGAGCTGGGCAGCATAATTGAGAACGCTGGTAAGCTCGGCGCGCCTATCCCGGAATGGCTTAAGAAGTGGCTCAGAAATTATAAAGACAAGATAGATTCAGATCACGAGCCGCCCGTTGAAATAATCGAGTCGGACGAAACTCAGAACGAATAAGCAACACGCGCCGCGTGCAGTCGAAGACCTGCGTGCCTACGCGGGGTATTGATGTAAGCTGCACCCGGCGCAAACAGAAAAATCCTTGTAAACCGATAGACCGATAGAGAGGTATTGACGTGACTGCAACCGTCAAAGAATTTTGCCGGATCAACGGCATTGATGAAAAATCAGAAAATCTTACAGAGCTGCTCTACTCTGCTCTGACTGGCGGTGATACCGATAGACGCGTTATCCGATCTGATGACTCCCGGCAAGAAAGCAAAACTGCAATTTCCGACGGCGCTCCGTGAAAAATTCATAGCCGAGTGCGGCTTCACACTTGAGGAGAAAACGATCCTAAATATGAGGGCTGACGGTTTTTCACTGCTGGAAATAGCCAGCAGGCAGAACTGCAGCGTGGAGACAATAAACCGGCGCATCCGGAGCATTAAAAACAAGATAGCGGAATCAGTTTAGAGCGACGCACCATGCGCCGCTCTTTCATATATCCCGAGACAGATTACTGACAGATTCCCGGCAGGTAACGGACATGTTACCTGCCCTTTTTTATCTTAGAATTTAAGCAGAAAAAGGTGATGCGCATGTATGTACATTTTAACCCTAACCCAGCGGGACACTCGGTTGGTGATTGCGTGATCAGGGCGTTGTGCAAAGCCACGGGGGAAAGCTGGGACAAGACCTTTGTTGAGCTGGCCGTGACAGGCTTCGAGCTGTCGGATATGCCGAGCGCAAACGCTGTGTGGGGCGCATATCTCCACAGAAAAGGCTACACGCGCACGGCGCTGCCTGATAAGTGCCCGGAGTGCTATACGGTGAAGCTCTTTACGGAGGAGCATCCGCACGGCACATATATTCTCGCACTGAGCGGGCACGTTGTTGCGGTGCAGGATGGCAACTATTTTGACGCATGGGATTCAGGCGACGAGATCCCGTTGTATGTATGGAAGGAGCAGAAAACATGAACTATTCTCCACAGTACCCAGCATATCAGCCTCAGCAGTTTTACCCAGCTTATAATCCACCGATGATGGACAACCTTGCGCAGATGCGCGCCCAGCAGTACGCTCCGCAGCCCCAACAGCCGGCGCCCACGCCAGCAGCCACACAGCAGGGCGGCGTGAACTGGGTACAGGGCGAGGCAGGGATGAAGGCATTCCTGGTTGCTGCCGGAAATAGCGTTTTGCTGTTCGACAGCGAGAATCCGACTTTCTGCATTAAGAGCGCAGATCAGAGCGGGATGCCGCTGCCGCTGCGCATCTTCGATTACACGGAGCGCACACAGCCGTCACAGGCGCCCGTAGCGGCGTCGCAGCCGCAGAGCGTTGAATATGTACCCCGGGCGGAGTTTGATGCGTTGGCGGCGCAGGTGGCGGCGCTGACGGCCAAGAAACAGCGCAAGACGCAGAGTGAGGAGGCTACGGCAAATGAGTAATTCAATTTTTCAGGCACTCGGCGGCGCACAGCAGGCTGCACCGCGGATGCCCGGCATGGCCGGACAGTTCCAGAACATGATGCAGAAGTTCCAGCAGTTCAGAGCTACCTTTCAGGGTGACCCAAGGCAGGAAGTGGAGAAACTCTTGCAGAGCGGGAGAATATCCCAGCAGCAGCTCAATCAGGTGCAGGGCCTCGCGCAGCAGTTCATGCAGTTCCTCAAGTAATCTATATCGTGGCCACGATTAAGATAAATTAAAAAATTCCGAAAGGAGAAAACACAAAATGAGTCTTTCCGATAACGTTCCCTTTACCATGCCGGTGACTCCTGCCAACTCGAACGGCGACGGCTTCGGCTGGGGCGGCGGTCTGTTCTGGATCGTCATCCTGTTTTTCCTCGCTGCGTTCGGCTGGGGCGGTAACGGCTGGGGCGGCAACAATGGCGGTGTGATGGACGGCTACGTCCTCACGTCCGACTTTGCGAACATCGAGCGCAAGCTCGACAATGTCAATAACGGCATCTGTGATGGCTTCTACGCGATGAACACCGGGATGCTCAACGGCTTTGCCGGGGTCACCCAGGCGGTCAACGCTGGATTCTCAGCGGCGGAGGTAGCGAGATGCAACGCTCAGATGACGTTCATGCAGCAGTTCTTCGCGCTGCAGCAGTCGATCTCTGATTGCTGCTGCCAGAATCGCGAGGCGATAGCGCAGGTGCGCTACGACATGGCTACTCAGGCCTGCGACACGCGCAACACCGTGCAGAACGCCACCCGCGATATCATCGACAATCAGAACGCCAATAGCAGAGCCGTTCTGGACTATCTCCAGAATAGCAGGATGAGGGATCTGGAAGCCGAGAATGCGAGCCTGAAGCTCGCAGCGTCTCAGGCAGCGCAGAACAACTACCTTGTCAACACGCTTCGTCCGCCCGCTTCCCCCGCGTACATCGTGCAGAATCCCTACTGCTGCAATCAGCAGTACACGGGCTGCGGTTATGGCTGCTGTGCCGCCTGACAATCGCACACCGATTAACTTGTCGGAATAATCGACATGTTCAGCCCCAAGAGCTGATATCAACACAAACGGCGGGGCTTAGTGCCTCGCCGTGCTTTTTGAAAGGACAGATAATATGACAACTTTTGACGATCTCAAACAGAAATATTTCGACCACCTTGCAAGCATGGACCTTGCCACAATGTCGGTGTCGGAGTTGGCGACATACGGATGCATTCTGCACAGCATAAATGAAATGCTCAAGCCTTCCTATGCCGAGCAGATGGCGACCATGCTGCCGCTCATGACGGGCTGCGCGTGCAAAAAGGAGGCGGGCGGCGATGGCTGAATACACAAATGCAAACACTGCGACCGTCGCAGCGGGGCAGAACGTCCCGTTTACCGAGGAGACGGTATCCGGTAACCCCTGCATTGTCCATCGCGAGGGAGCGGGCATTATCACGCTCCGCGGTCTGACGAACCAGTGCCGCGCACGGTTCAAGGTTTCGTTCGGCGCGAATATCGCCCTGCCGACCGGCGGCACCGTCGGCGCGATCTCGGCGGCGATAGCCATCAATGGAGAGCCGCTGAACAGCGCCACGGGCATTGTAACGCCCGCTGCGACAGATCAGTACGGCAATATCTACGTTGCCGCAAACATCGACGTCCCGCGCGGCTGCTGCCTCAGCGTAGCTGTGGAGAACACCAGCGGGCAGGCTATCAATTTTGCGAACGCCAACCTCATTGTTGAGCGTGTCGCATGAAAGGAGTAAATCATGAGCACAAGAGCACTTGAAGATATTTGCGAGAAGCTCTGCCGTGAGCTTGATGAAATCGCAAAGAAACCCGAGCTCGGAGCGGGTGATCTGGATATCGTCCATAAGCTGACCGACACCATGAAGAACATCTACAAGATAGAGATGTACGAAGAGGACGGAGGCTATAGCCGCGCGGGCGAATGGGAAGCGGATATGCGCGGCCGTTACGGACGCGGCAGCAGCTACGCCCATCGTGGGCAGCACTATGTGCGTGGCCACTACAGCCGCACTGACGCTCGCGAGCGCATGCGTTCGCAGATGGAGGATATGATGCGAGACGCCGACGATGATCGCACTCGCGAGGCTATCCGCCGTTGCATGAACGAGCTCGACAGCTGACGGGAGGGAGACCTTATGCTCGACAAGCAGGAGATTCGCAAGGAGATAGCCCGCCTCGAGTATGAGGAATCGAGCTACCCAAACTATGCCAAGCTCGCCGACCTGTACATTATCCGCGCTGAGATGGAGAAACCCAACGAAAGAATAGAGCCGCGCTATGAGCGGCTCTATTCGAGGGCAGCTGCCCCGGCTGGAATGCACATGCCGCAGAACGCGGTCAACATAGATGCTGCGGACAGCGATTTCTTAAAAGCTGTGAGCGGGAAAGATGCGGGCGCGGCGTGGAAAATCATGGATGAACTCATGGAAAGCCTGCAGGTGATGCAGCCCCGCACCTATAGCGCGGTCATGCGGCGACTCCGGGAACTATAAAACTTGTAGGTTACGATGTAGGCTACGCAATGAAACGTGCCAAGCCGCGTTGTAATTTTTTAGCACTTTCGCACCAAACTGGAAGCCCAAAAACAAAATGAAAACAACAAAAAAGATACCGAAAATCGCTATTTTTAACGATTTTCGGTATCTTTGGCGCAGAAGGAGGGATTTGAACCCTCGCGTGCTTTTTAGACACCTACTCCCTTAGCAGGGCGAGAAACCCCTTGATTTTTCAGGCGTTTGCGGGATTCTGTAGGCTATTTTGTTAGCTACGCGAATGCGTTTTTCGGCACTTTACAGGCCATATTGAAACCGAAATTCCCCTGGATTTGTTAGCTACGCGGGGAATTTTGACGGGCGATCTCGGCGTCACTCAGCGCCTTTGTCGAGGACATTGATAGCGTTGTGGGCACTCTGCATGTCGGGATGAATATACCGCTGCGTCGTGGAGAACTTCGTGTGACGCATGATCTCCTGAATCAGGCTCGGCGCGGTCTTGGCCAGAGCAAGCGCTGTTGCTGTGGTGTGCCGGCATGAATAAGGCGGCAGGTCACGCACCTTTGCCCGAGCGAGTGCAGCGTGATACTCGGTATAGAAATTATCCGCGTTCATGCCGACGATATAGCCTTTTTGGCTTTTGACGTTGGAGAGAATATCCAGCACGAGCGGGTCGAGCCAGTCAGGATAAATCAGCGGCGTTTCTTTTCGCTTTTTGGTTTTCAAACCGCAGCCGATAATCTCGTGCGTATCGGTGTGGATCATGTCGGAGGTGCAGCGCAGCAGCTCTCCAGGCATCATGCCGCTATAGATCATCAGGAGCGGGAAGGCAAGAAACTTATCGCCACCGTCGTAAGCTTTCCACAGGGCTTTTATCTCATCTTCGGTGAACGGCTTCTGTTCGGTCTCCTCCAGCGGCGGCAGCTCGATAAACTCGGCGAGATTCGTCCGCGCCTGCCCCTCAGCGACGGCACGTTTATACAGCTGCGAGAATAGCGTTTTCATATCCCGCGCGGGGTAGAATGTCTCGACCTGAGAATCGACGCAGCTTTGCAGATTGTTAATTGTCAAATCGAGCATGGGGACATTCTTCAGCGCCTCCATGCGTTTCCACGCGATATCATACGCACACTGCTTTGACTTCGACAGTGCATTATAGGCGCTGGTAGACCACCCCTTGTAATAGTCGTTGAGCGTGGGGCGGTAAGCATCTTTTGCCTGCACCTCGACCGGATTCGCGGCAAAGGCCAGCGCCGCTGTCTTGGACGGGAAGCCGCCTTTTGTGCTGCGCCGCTGGTGCAGATTCCCGGAGGCGTCCACGAACGTCTCACACGTCCACATGGCCGTCCACGTGCGCCCGCGTTTATATGCCGTCCCTTGGCCGTTGCCGCGCCCTCTGCGCGTTTGAGCGATCTCCTGCTTTGCACCGCAATATAGGCAGTACGCGCTGATGTCAGGAATCTCCTTTTTACATTTCCGGCATTTCATAGCATCACCCTATAACTATGCCCCCGGTCGGGAGACTGGGGGCTGTTTTTATTTTTCCTTACGATTCCAGCTGAGATCACTCTTCACGGCGAGGAAAATGACAACCAGCGAGAGCAGGACGATGATTATAAGCAAGATTGCAAAAGTGCTCGTTCTGGCACTCTTAAACAGACCGGCGGTCGTGACCGATGCGTCGAATATCATGTAGCCGAGCAGCGCCATCGTCAGAATCACACACATGGCGATAAGCGCATATAGCATCGGCCGGTGCGAATAGAGCCGTTTGTCCTTCTCAACGTTTACCTCCGTCAGGCGGCGAATGTCACCGGTCTGCTGGACATTTTCGAGTTCAAGCTCATGGATCTGCTCCGTCAGTTCCGCGACATCGGTGGAGCCTTTAATGCCGAACAGTTCATCCATTGATATACCCAGCACGCGGCAGATCGCCGCGAAGTTTAATAGCGCGTCCTGATTGTTGACATTCATCTTCGTAATGAACGAGAGCGGGACGCCGGCCTTTTCAGCAAGTTCCTTTTGCGTCAGCCCCTTGGCGACGCGGGCGGCTTTGATTTTATATGGGTACTCCTTGATATACGATTCCAGTTCTTGAATAGCGGATACAAATGAACGCCTCCGAAAAATATTTTACCGAAAAAGAAAATACACAAACTATGGTATTTGCTGCATGGGAAAGCGATTTCCCGATTCGGCGCTGGACATTATGGAAATTACCTGCTACCCTGTAACCGTAGCAGATAGTCGGTTTACAAGGGAATATCTGTTACAAGTCCCGCCTCTGATTGCAGCAGGGGCGGGACAACTTAAAACTATCAGCTGACGTATTCGCAGCCGAGCGCAGAGGCTACAGTCTGACCAGAGATAGTGAAAACATCAACACCTAAGTCGGCGAGCTGCTCGACGGTAGTGTTTTTCGATATGTCCTCAAGACCTGTAAAACTTTTCGAACCCTGAATAGCCATACCGCGATTGCCAGCGGTATCACTTCCTATCTCGGCTCGTGTCTCACCAGAGTAGACGGCGTTTGCGTTTAGACTATCGAAGTGAACACAGGTAAAAAACAAAATAGTACCATCTTTTTTGTGAATTGTATACTGCGTAACGTCACCAAAAATTTTCATAGAATCCGGATTGGCGACTTTAGATTTCAGATAGGCGCAGTCCGAAACTATCGGCAGCGCACAGAACTTCTCTTTAGCAGAATCAACGGCGGCACGATCAACTTTAGACTTTTCACGATCGGACAATTCGACGTATGCATCTAATGCACATTCAATTGCATCCCAGTCGTCATAGCTAATTTCATTAGGCAGTGCTGCGACTGCGGCTTCGTAAGCTTTCATAGCGTCGGAAGAGCAGCCGCACAATAAAAACCCCATAACCAAAGATAACAATAAAGCGACCATTTTCTTTACAAAGTTGCAATACATAGAAATACCTCCAAAAATAAAATGAGCGGGAAAATGTTAATAAAATATTAACACCTACAGCGCTCAAAAGTCAAGTGCATTATCGTGCCTATATTGCACTTTATATCATTTTTCGTCATATTTAAGAATTTTGACATAAAAAGGAGAGGGGAACGACTTGAACGAGACTGACAAAGAGAGGGAGATAGAGAAGATCGTCCGGCTGCTGCGAATGCTGGACATAAAAAAATTACAGAACCTGTATTACCTGGTTCTGTACATGTGAGATAAGGCGAAAGCCCCGACGCGGATTAAACCGCATCGGGGCTTTTGTCGTTTTTGAGGTTCTCCTGATAGGCCTCGTAGGTGCGGCCGATGAAAGCAATGACGGTTTTCAGATCGTCGTTCGGCGTGGCCTTCAGTGCGTCAATGAAAGCGTTGACTTCCGGACTTGACTCACCGGCCGTGACGCTGGCCAGAAATACGGCGCGTTCCTGATCGGGCGTGAGCTGCATATACATGGAGCCCTCGCCGCTGCGCAGCCACTCTTCACGGACGCGGAACTCGCGGCATATTGCGCGGATTGTCTGCTCGCTGGGGTTATTCTTACCGGTTTCAAGCGCGCTACAAGCTGAATTAGAGATACCGATACGCTCGCCGAACTTTTCGAGCGTCAGTCCCTCGGCCTTACGAAGCGCCTTTATACGGGTGTTCATCGGAATCACCCCCTTTCAACATGAAGTATAAAAGCTCGGTTGAAAAATGTCAAGAAGAAAATCAACCCAGTTAGAAAATAATGCTTGACATTCTGACTAAGTTGATTTATACTCGAACCAAGTTGGAAAACAAATCAACTGCGAACACGAAAAGGAGACGGGGAAAATGATGGAATACGCCGAAGTGAAAAAAATCCTCGAAGAGCAGTTGCAGCTGCTCTCCGAGGAGTCCCGCAAAGCGAGCGAACCGCACGAGCTATGCGAGCTCACTCATGCGATGGTTGAGGCAGCTACGTTTCTTCAGGATTTTGGTCTCTAAACCAGCCGGAGGCGCGTTTCGACGCAGCGTCAGCCTTCAGACGCTTATAGGTTGAAAAATAGAGCGCCTGGAGGTCTTCCGGCGAGATGGACGAAAGGTCTTGCTGCTGAAGCCACAGCAGCGTCAGAGCCTCAAGCCTGTTAGACGGGAAATAATCAGCCATACAATCACCTCCTTTCGCCGCTACTATATCACGCGGCGAGGAGGTGGACAACCCTTAATGCGGCCTTGCGCGAGAGCGCGAGCCGGTCACAAGCCCGGATAAACGCAGAGTGAGGACTAACGTGCAGGAAAAGAGAAAAGGCATCTGCCCCCAATAAGCAAATGCCTTTCTCTCCGGCTTGTTTACCAGAACGCGGTGCAATCAGGTGCTGCGGCGGAATTACTTTACCGCCGTGCGTAGGCGGTACGCCTGATGCCTGATACGCATATTGGGCTGCGTTTCTATGGCGCGCCGTTCACTTTGGCAGACCCGGACTGCCTACCCCATCGAGCATCCCGCAGGTGCTTTAGTCTGGAACTCAGGGGCAAAAACAGTGCTTCGCACAAGGTGCTGCACGGCAATCACTCCTTTCGTGATGGGATGTGCCAATAGTAACACCGGCCTGCGCGTTAGTCAATTCTTGTTAATAAAGCCCTGCCGGGCATGAATGGAGGTAAACGACAATGAGCGATGAAGAAGGAACTTGAAGAGGCAATAGAGCAGCTCAGGCAGCTGCCGCCGGAGAAGCAGAACATGTGCACGGGTTTTGTGCTCGGCGTCAACGCCACGGCGGCGCTCAAGGCCACCCAGCCCGCGCCGCAGGACAAGTGAGGAGGCAGAATGTGACATCCTCAGAAGCTCGCGATTGGCTTGAATCGCTGGACTGCATTGACCTCACACCGGAGCAGGCCGCTAAGGCGCTCAACTGCAACCCGCACGCAATCAGGCTGCAGGCACATGACGCTCCGGAGAAGCTCGGGTATCGCGTTTCAGTTACAAACCGCACCGTCAGGATTCCCCGCCGGCCTTTTATAGAGTTCTGGTGGGGGTCTGCGGAGAATAAGCCGTCGGCATAACCGCGGCAGAAATCAAGGGGGAGAGAAAACAATGGACAAGCCTACAGCTGCAGAGACACAGTTCCGACAGATGGGACTGCGCGATCTGGAGAAGTGCGCAGCAGAAGCCGAACACCTCATAACCAAGCGCACGGAGGAAATGTTTGAGCTTGCGAACGAGATTCGCCAGCTCGACTATGAAGCTTTCCAGAGGATCAGCACCGCTGTCAAGGCGGAGTTGGCCGGGAGGAAAGGAGCCGCAGAAGATGGATAACCCGTTATCATGGCTGACCGTGACGGCGGCAGTCGCGTACCTTATCGGCTGCCTGTTCAGACAGGCGGCGTATGAAATCGAAGAGCGCCACGCGGCGAGTGAGCGCGCGTGGAAGGAGGAAGGACTATGAGCGAGAATGAGCGCAGCCCGTTTGAATACATCGACTTAACACCGGAGCAGATAGAGAGATTCCGAGAGACGATTCCAGACCTTGGAGACAAGGCGTTCCTGATGGTAAACCGCTACAGCGGTCAGTATCTGGTGGCTTGGGAATATGGCGATACAAAATATCAGCACGACCTATCCGACGATGCTCGCCGCCACACAGAAGCGGACGGAACATGGTCGCATTGGGAATGGCAATAGGAGGATAACAGCAATGAGCACAGAGACAATATGCCTGCTTGTATCGGTGGGCGTTCTGATCCTCGCGATGATCTACTTGGATATCGTCGACGGGCGGTGGGCGAAGATCAAGGAACTTGCGGAGGAGCAGGGCTGGGCAGACCCGGCCAAGGTACA